CCACTTAGCATCATACTTATCAGCAGAGCTGATGTTCTCATTCGACATATCAGTTCCACTGATAAAGGAGCCGTAGGCTTTCTTGTCACCACCAAACAGATTTTCAATCTGTAGCAGGATGTTTCCAAGCTCTCTAAAGAGAGCTAACTGATCCTCTTGGATCAGGTAAAGCTTGTCATAACAAGCTACTGCATGACTGATTCCATCAGTCAAAGTATAGGTCTTACGACCTAATTTGAAAGTGCTGTTCAATGTTACCGTAGGTAAAGTAGCTGATTTTGTCATGTTAATTCTCCGAATTAAGTTAAGGTTGATGCCTCATCGATTTGCCGATGAAGCCCTTACAAAGTAACCCTAATTCGATCCCATTGTCAACCCCTTTAGGGGGTTGGCTGTTCTCGGAATTTCCGTGATTGACTTCCCCTTTAGGGGAAACTTTCTGATCTTTTGGTGAGCATAATGCGCAAGGAAAAGCTAGGGGTATGCCTCTGCGCCTTGACCCTTTAGGGTTGACCATAATTTAACCCCCTTGGGGTTACCCCTAGAAACTCCCCTTAAAATACTTGTATTTTAGAGGACAAGAATCCCTTATTGTTTGTAAAAACAATAGATAACAATGCTTTAGCATTGTAGGTAGCTCATAATCCTACGGATTCAGACACGCATAGCCTCTAAAGAGGCGGGGGGCATGGGCCACTGGGGGGGTCTACGTGTGTGTATACACTCAATGACAGAGGGGGGTATTTTTTAACTGTTAACCACAATAAATACTAGCCCATATATAGTATTCTCTAAAGAAAACAGGGGGTTACCTGTGTAATTACTACGAAAGGTAAAGTTTATTATGGAATACTGGGGGGATTATGTGTATTATATTACAGTACTGTAACAATTTGTGATCAACTGGACTTATACTTTGTGGGATCTGGACCTATTATAGAAATTTAAAGTTGGTAAAGAAAAATTAAATAAATTTAAATACTATTTCTTACTTTTAGTGTTGACAAATAATTGAAGTGCGGTATAATATACTTAAAGTAATACTTAGAGTACTCTTTAAATATTAAATACTATTAATAATTATAATTAATATTTAGTACTTAGAGTAATCCTTTAAGGATAGTGTCGATTTTTTCTTTTGTCGTAGGTAAAAGGTGTTGACTTCCCATTTTAAACTAGTATAACTAAGGACAATCAATTGCCAAAAATGTATTCTTCCGATAATGTGCTAGAAGAATTTTATAAAGCTCTAGCTGATGAGGACGAGGGTAGACTCCGTAGGGTACATATCCCACGTTCAGACGTTTTTTATGTAAGAGAAAAAATATTTCAAGACACTGGCACTAAGTATTCTCTAGACAGAGTTGAAAGAGCTATGTACCTAGAAGGATTTCTTAGTGCCAGTGATGTTTTTGAACCTAGAAGAAAAAGGGAATGGGAATGACTGTAGCAATGGAACGTATTCTTGCTTGGAAGATTATGCCGAGACTAATGATGTTAGTAATGACATGGATGTATATTGAAGTTTTATTTTGGTTTATGTCGTTACCCCCAGATGCTATGACTTCTCAGGCTACAGCACTTACTGCCACAGTAACTGGTGCTATGACCGGGGCATTTGCTGTTTGGTTAGGGCATGAGAAATGATTGGACAAATCTTAGGGGCAGTTGGAGGATTAGCTACTACTTACTTAGATGGTAAAGTAGCAATACAAAAAGCTAACGCAGAGATTAAAGTTAAGCAAGCTACTGGTGAGATTGATTGGGATCTAGCAGCTATTAATGCTACTCAGAACTCTTGGAAAGACGAATGGATAACTTTACTTTTTTCAATCCCACTGATTTTAGCATTCTGTGGTGATTGGGGCAACAGTATTGTACAAGCTGGCTTTGCTGCACTTGAGACTATGCCAGCATGGTATCAATATAGTCTTGGTGGTATAGTATCAGCATCTATAGGAATCAGGTCAGTAAGTAAATTTTTCGGGAGAAAGTAATGAAAAAGAATTTTGATAAGTGTTTATCAATGTTACTACATCATGAGGGTGGATTTGTAAATCATCCTAAAGATCCGGGTGGTATGACTAATCTTGGTGTTACTAAGGCTGTCTATGACAAGTGGATTGGTCGTGAGTCTACTGAACAAGAGATGCGTGACCTAACATTTGTAGATGTAGCTCCTATTTATAAAAAGAACTATTGGGATAGAGTTCGGGGAGATGATCTTCCTAGTGGTGTAGACTGGTGTGCTTTTGATTGGGCGGTTAACTCTGGTTCTGGTCGCCCAGCTAAAGCGATTCAACGTGCAGCAGGAGCAACCCCAGATGGTGCTATTGGGCCTATGACGATTCAAGCCGTTATGAACCATGAACCAAAAATGATTATTGAAAGTGTGTACACACAACGTCAGAGTTTTTATGAGTCTCTAAAAACATTTGAAACATTTGGCCGTGGTTGGAGTAGACGCAATAAGGAAACCCTAGATCAAGCATTGAGTATGATCTAATGGCTATACCTGAACGAGTCAAAAACAAAATGAAAGCTGTAGGGCTTAAAGGCGTAAACAAACCTCAACGTCTTAACGATGATAGTGGTAAGTCTCACCATGTTATGGCTTCTGAAGGCGGTAAATATAAGTATATTAAGTTCGGTGAAAAAGGTGCTAGTACCGCAGGTAAACCTAAAGCTGGTGAATCGGACAAGATGAAAAAGAAAAGAGCAAGTTTTAAAGCAAGACATGCTAAGAATATTAAAAAAGGAAAAATGTCTGCTGCTTATTGGGCAGACAAAGTTAAATGGTAAAGGAACCAAAATGAAGACTCTAGTAACTATCTTGGCTTTAACAGCTACAACTGCAACGGCAGCAGACTTTCCTATGTGGGGGCAAACAGTATCTATCGGTGCTGAATCAGACACAAGTTATACTACAGGTATTGAAGACTGGAAATGGGAACTAACTCCTTATGCTGGTATTAATATGATGGGTTTAGGTGTTACTGTAGAAACAGATATTGACATGCTTAAACTAGATGAAGATAATATTTTTACCGGTGTAGATGTAACTACAAACTATATAGTACCTAATACCAATGTAAATCTATACACGGAAGTTTCTTCAGACGATAATTTTAAATTTGGTGATGTAGAAATTGGGGCAAAGATTAAGTTTTAATGACTCTTATTTCTCATTTTCCTTTACCTAGTTTTCCTTTTCAAACGCATGAAAATATTATATTTGAAAAGGCAGATAAAGATAGATCTCCTAGAAATAACGAAGAGTATAAGGTAGAAGAACCTAACAGGATTACACCTGACACACCAATAGAAGATTTAAAACTAGTTAATCAGATGTATGCTTATAATCCTAATCCAAACAAACTACGTACTCCAGATGGGCAAATCGTAGATTTTATTGTAGCATGAAAAAGAAAGATCCTAAAGTAGGTACAGGTAAAAAACCTAAAGGCTCAGGCCGTAGGTTATACACAGATGAAAATCCTAAAGACACAGTATCAATTAAGTTTGCTACTATGGATGATGCAAAAGCTACAATAACTAAAGTAAAAAGATTAAAGAAACCTTACGCAAGAAAAATACAAATCTTGACAGTAGCAGAACAACGTGCTAAAGTTATGAAGAAAACTGCAATAGCAAATTTATTTAAAGCAGCTAAAGCAGACTTGCGAAGGAAACACAATGCCGTATCTAACAAGTAGCATACCTTATTTTAAAGCATGGGTACGTAGAGAGTACACAAAGAACTTAGAGGAATATTATGGAGAGTTTCTTCACTGTATGGTCATCGGTGTTACTACGATGCCCAATAGAACACTCAGCTTCCAAGTTATCTTTACAGGCTGTGAGTCAGACTTTGACGAATCAGAAAACGTCCACGGTGGAGCAATGTGGGCTAGGATGCCGCTTACTGCGTTGGTTGCGGATACACCTTTGGCTGAGTGGCCTAACGAGTTACCCCCGTACTTAGCTCAACCTTGGGATTGTATGTCGCATACACACAGTGTGTACAAGCTAGAAAGAGCAAGCCCAGCACCTTGGATAGCAAAGATAGATGGAGAGTTTTATCCAGCTAAGTATTACTTTACTGTAGACTATACAGATAATGAAGTAGCAGATGATCCTGCACAACACAAACAGTCTCATGTATTAGAGTTGTTAGATGCAGGGGAATATACAGGTAACATTGTTGCGTTGCCCAATAACAGAGTGAGAGTAACTCACCCAGCATGGTTTGAAGTAGGAGAAGGTGCTCCAGATTTTAAACCTAATCAACATATATACAACTCGAAAGAAAACGTAGACTATGTTTGGGATACGCAACGAGTGTTTAATAATCTATACAGTGAGGAATAAATTATGATGAAGAAAAAAGGATATGCCAAAGGCGGTTTAAAACCGGCACCAAATAAAGGTGCAGCATCTCTACCTAAAAAAGTTCGTAACCAAATGGGTTTTATGAATGAGGGTGGTATGGCTAAAAAGAAAAAAGGTTATGCTAAAGGTGGAGCTACTATGAAAAAGAAAGCTTACGCTAAAGGTGGTAAAGTAGCCATGTATAATCAAGGTGGTATGGTTAGATCTACTGGTACTATAAATACTGGTATTGCCAACCCTAAAAATACTTATAAGTAGGAGAAATAATATGGCTGTATCATTACGTACATATCTTAATAATCAATTAAAAACAAAAGGCATGACTGCTGCTCAAGCTAAAAAGAATGCAGGTAAATACAAAAGTATTGCTGCGGCTAAAAAAGCTGGATCACTTTACTACACAGATAAAAATGGTAAGGTAATGGCTGCTGTATATGCAGAAGATCTTAAAAAACCCATTAGTTCTGCGCCTAAAAAATCTATTAAACCTAAAGCTCGTCCAAAGAAAAAAGCTCAAGGTCCAACTAGACTTGGTGTTATGACATTAGATGAAAAGATGGAAGTAGATTCAGCTAACAAGTCTACTAAAGAAGCACGTAAAAAAATGGGTGAACTTCCAAAACTGCCAAAAGGTACAGACACTAAACTACCTAGTCAGTCTGCAGCATTTAATGCTTTCTTTAAAAAGAATAAAGCTAAGTATAAAAAAGATAATGGTGGGTTTAACACACGCCAAGCTTTAAAAGATTTTAATGCCAGATCTAAGTAAGTCTAAGTTTCATACACAGGGGTACACTATTGCATCTACTTCAGCAGATGCTAGTGCTACTGCTGTGTATACCTGCCCTGCTAACTTCAGTGCTATTACTAGGTATTTGCATATAAGTAATAATGCTTCTTCTACCAAAAAAGTGTACGTGCAGTTCTATCATGCTGAAGATAATGCTTATCATTACATAGCTAACGGACTTAGTATGGCAGGACACTCTGTAGTTAATCTAGTTGATGGTGGATACTTTAACTTACACTCAGGTGATAAGATTATGGTATATGGTGAAACCACTAATACTATGGAAGTAATTGTTTCTGTAGAAGAATACTTTGACCCTAATAGATAATGCATAACGGGGTTGCAATCTTATCTATAGTATGTTATAACTAAATATGTAAAACTACTCCTGCACAAGATAAAAGGAGTGGTGCTATGTTTAAGAAAATATTTAAAAAGATTCAAGAGAATCAACAACGAAGAGCAGACTATTGGATACTCATGAACTTGAGTGACAAAGAACTGCATGACATGGGGATTAGTCGTGGCGAAATCAGGCAAAAAATCTACAGTTAATGCGGCAGGAAATTATACTAAGCCTACTATGCGTAAACGTCTTGTTGCATCCGTTAAAGCTGGCGGCAAAGGTGGAGCACCCGGACAGTGGTCAGCTAGGAAGGCCCAAATGGTCGCAAAGCAATATAAAGCAAAAGGCGGTGGCTATAAGTAATGGCTTTATCTAAATCACAAAAAAGCTTAAAGTCTTGGACCAAGCAGAAGTGGAGAACCAAGAGTGGTAAACCATCAACGCAAGGTTCCAAGGCTACAGGCGAAAGGTATCTACCTGAGAAGGCTATTAAGTCTCTTAGTTCTTCTGAGTATGCCGCTACAACACGAGCAAAACGAAAAGGCACTAAGGCGGGTAAGCAGTTTGTGGCTCAACCTAAAAAAGTTAGAGCCAAAGTAAAACCGCATAGGAAAATCACATGAGCCGTAATCTAACGGAAAAACAACAAAAGTTTCTTGATGTTCTTTTTGAAGAAGCTCAGGGTAATTTATCTCAAGCAAGAAAGATGGCTGGGTATGCAGAGACTGTCGCAACCTCAGCTATTGTAAATTCTTTGCAGGATGAAATTGCAGATCTTACTAAACGATTTATTGCAGCGAGTGCAACTAAAGCTGCTTACTCTATGAAACAAATTATGGATAGCCCAACTGATTTGGGTAATAAAGAAAAAATGGCAGCAGCTAAAGATGTATTAGATCGTAGTGGATTTAAAGCATCAGATAAAGTAGAAGTAACTGCAGCAAGCCCTTTGTTTATTTTACCACCTAAAAATGAAGAAGATTGATAAAGTTTGGACATTACCTGCTCCAAAGCCAAACGAAAAGTTTGAGTGGAGAAAAGTTGTAAGGGTAGGTAGATTAGTTCCATTTGGCTATAGACAAGACCCTGATGATTGTGATATACTATTACCTATCCCAGAAGAGTTAGATCTCTTAGAGGAAGGTAAGAAATACCTAAAACAATATAGCTACAGAGATGTAGCTGCTTGGTTAAGTGAAGAATCAGGTAGGTATATATCTCACGTAGGTTTAATGAAGAGAGTTCAAATTGAACGAAAACGTCAGAGAGAAGCTGCAAACCAACGCCAGCTTGCTGAAAAATACAAAAAAGCCCTCGAAAAGGCGAAGAAGCTCGAAGAAGAAAGACTCGGTGGAAAAGAAACCAGAGCCTATTCAGGTTGAGCAAGCAGAAGAATTTAATACTAGAGAAGTTATATTTGAACCTAACCCCGGTCCACAAACAGAGTTCTTAGCTTCTACTGAACAGGAAGTATTATATGGTGGATCAGCAGGTGGTGGTAAATCGTACAGTCTGGTTGCTGACCCTGTACGTTATTTAAATAACCCTAATGCTAGAATGCTTTTAGTACGTAGAAGCACTGAAGAACTAAGAGAACTTATCTCTGTATCTAAACAATTATATCCCAAAGCAATTCCCGGTATTAAGTTTATGGAAAGAGATAAGACTTGGGTAGCTCCGAGTGGAGCAACACTCTGGATGTCTTACTTAGATCGTGACGATGATGTTATGAGGTATCAAGGTCAGGCATTCAACTGGATCGGTTTTGACGAATTAACGCAATGGCCTACACCCTATCCTTGGAATTATATGAGGTCACGACTTCGGACAACCAAAGCCAGTGGACTACCCTTATACATGAGGGCAACAAGCAACCCCGGAGGTCCGGGTCATCAATGGGTAAAGAAGACATTCATTGACCCTAATACTCCTAATAAAACTTTTTGGGCTACGGATACAGACAGCGGTGAAATTATATGCTGGCCTAAAGGTCATAGTAAAGAAGGTCAACCCTTATTTAGACGTAGGTTTATCCCTGCTACCCTATTCGATAATCCTTATTTAGCAGAAGATGGTATGTATGAAGCTAATCTTTTGTCGTTACCTGAGCATCAACGTAGGCAATTGCTAGAGGGTGATTGGGATATTAATGAAGGGGCAGCATTCCCAGAGTTTAATCGTAAAGAACATGTAATAGAACCCTATGATATACCTAACAGTTGGGCTAAGTTTAGAGCTTGTGACTATGGTTATGGTTCTCATACAGGAGTTGTTTGGATTGCAGTAACTCCAGCAGAACAATTAGTTGTATATAGAGAAATGTACGTATCTAAGGTTACTGCAACAGACTTAGCGGATATGATACTAGAAGCAGAAGATGGTGAAAAAATACGCTATGGTGTTTTGGATTCTAGTTTATGGCATAATCGTGGTGATACTGGGCCATCATTGGCTGAACAGATGATTATGAAAGGTTGCCGTTGGCGTCCTTCAGATAGGTCCAAAGGCTCTCGTGTAGCAGGTAAAAATGAATTACATAGAAGATTACAAATTGATGAATTTACAGAAGAACCTAGATTGGTATTTTTTAACAATTGTACTAATACCATTTCTCAGTTACCTGCCTTACCTTTGGATAAAAATAATCCAGAAGATGTAGACACGAATGCAGAAGATCACTTATACGATGCTCTAAGATATGGTGTAATGACCAGACCACGCAGCAACCTATTTGACTTTGATGCAAATAATCATCGTACAGGGTTTCAAGTTTCAGACGCAAAATTTGGATATTAAGGATAGAATATGGAAGAAGAATTTGAAGATATGATGATGGACATGGAGGAAACTTCATCCATTGAAGATGTAAAAGAAGAAGACTATTCCGATCCAGCAACAGGACAGATTGTTCAGTTTGTTAAAGAAAAATATTCTAAAGCAGAAACTGCACGAGAACTTGATGAGCAACGTTGGATTCAAGCCTATCGTAACTATCGTGGTATCTATGGCCCTGATGTTCAGTTTACTTCTACAGAAAAATCACAAGTCTTTGTTAAGGTAACTAAAACAAAAGTACTAGCTGCATACGGTCAGATTGCTGAAGTACTTTTTGGTGGAAATAAATTTCCTATTACTATTGACCCCACTATTCTTCCAGATGGTGTAGAAGAAACAGTAAGTTTTGAAACCAATGCAGATCAACGTAAAGCTAATGAAGATTTACCTGACTTACTTCCCGGTGAAACATACGAAGATTTTAGGGATCGTCTTTCTGGTATGAAAGAAAATTTAGATCCAGTTATGGATTACCTACAACCCGGACCTGCTAAAACTCCTACATCTCCGCAGTTTCATCCTGCTGAAGTTGCAGCAAAGAAAATGGAAAAGAAAATACATGATCAACTAGAAGAGTCTCATGCAAAGAAACATCTTCGTGCTGCAGCTTTTGAAGCAGCATTGTTTGGTACTGGTATTATGAAAGGTCCATTTGCTATAGATAAAGAGTATGCTAACTGGGATGAAGAGGGTAATTACTCTCCTATGTTTAAAACTATTCCACAAACTAGTTCTGTATCTATATGGAATTTTTATCCAGACCCAGATGCCGCTACTATGGAAGAAGCAGAGTATATTATAGAACGTCACAAAATGTCACGTTCACAATTACGTAGCTTAAAAAATCGTCCATACTTCCGTGAAAATGCAATTGATAATTCATTGCGTCTTGGTGAGTCCTACAACAAAGAGTGGTGGGAACATGTAATGGAAGATAACTCAGAGCAAGATCAAGCGCAACGTTTTGAAGTTTTAGAGTTTTGGGGTTTTGTAGATACTGAATTACTAATTGAACAGGATATTGATATTCCTGAAGACTTAAAAGATGCAGAACAGTTAAGCGTAAATGCTTGGATCTGTAATGGACAAGTACTACGTTTAGTAATGAATCCATTTACCCCTGCGTATATTCCATACTTTGCAGCACCCTATGAGATGAACCCCTATAGTATTTTTGGTGTAGGTATTGCGGAAAACATGGATGATACACAAACCCTTATGAATGGGTTTATGCGTATGGCAGTAGATAATGCTGCATTGTCAGGTAATTTACTTATTGAAATTGATGAAACTAATCTAGTACCGGGGCAGGACTTGTCTGTGTACCCCGGAAAAGTGTTCCGCAGACAAGGTGGAGCACCCGGACAAGCCATTTTTGGTACTAAGTTTCCTAACGTATCTAATGAAAACATGCAGATGTTTGACAAGGCAAGGGTATTATCTGATGAGTCAACTGGCTTCCCATCTTTCGCACATGGTCAGACAGGCGTTACTGGAGTGGGTCGTACCGCTTCTGGTATCTCTATGCTTATGTCTGCTGCCAACGGCTCTATCCGTAACGTAGTTAAAAATATAGACGATTACCTACTAGCACCATTAGGTAAAGCTTTCTTTAATTTTAATATGCAGTTTAACTTTGAGTCAGATATTAAAGGTGATCTTGAAGTAAAAGCTCGTGGTACTGAAAGTCTTATGGCTAATGAAGTTCGTAGTCAACGTTTACTACAGTTTTTGCAAGTTGTACAAAATCCTGCATTAGCACCATTTGCACGTATGGATTATATTGTACGTGAGATTGCTAAGTCTATGGATCTTGATCCTGACAAAGTAGGTAATAATATGCAACAAGCAGCGGTACAAGCTGAGGTTCTTAAAAAGTTTCAAGAGGCAAATCCACCACCAGCACCTGAACCACAACCGGGTGTACCACCACAAGCTGGCCCACAGGGAGCACCTGCGGGTGTTCAGGTTCAGGATACCCAAGGTAGTGGGGGTGGTACTATAGGAACTGGTACAGCCCCTCAGCCGGGAGAACAGGGCTTCTCAGGTAATACTGGTGGAGCACCTGTACAGTGAGCCAGTTAAAACTAGTCGTAAATAATAAACCTCAGTGGGATGCAATGCTAGAAGAAATTTACTTTCGTATCTCATTTGCACACAAACAAATGGAACAGTATGATGATCCTGCAGAAATTTATAGGCTGCAAGGAGAAATACGTGCACTAAGATCTTTAACTAAACTTAGGGATAAAATAAATAATGACTAGTCTTGATGAACAAATGAAAAAAGGTATGGGTTACGGTGAACTAATTGTAGATAATATACTTGGTTTAGATAACGAGTACGAATCATTTGGTGAAAAACTAGGTAAAGCAATTAATAAAGATGAAGTAGGATTTCTTAAAAATGCTGCTGTTGGTATTTATGAAGGGGCTAAAGAATTTGTTACTAGTCCAATAGAAACAACTAAAGAAGTTATCACAGATATTAAAGACAGTGTACAAAGACTTGGTAGTGAAGATTTAGATACAAGACTACAAAGTATGTATGGTGTATCATACGACCAAGCCACAGACCAACAAGTAACTGCTGCAAGAGAAGCTGTTATTGGTGATGCTATGACTGCACTAGAGTTAATCCCTGCAGCTAAAGCAGCAACAGTTACTGCAAAAACAGCAAGCTCTGCTATACCTAGTGGAGTTAAAGCTGATATAGTAGGTCAAACCAAAGCAGTTTTTGGTGGTGACATGGAGTTTTTAAAAGGTACACCAACAGAACGTTCTGGTACTGTAGGTGTTGGTGCGGAAGTAGTTGGTCAAGATGATGTAAGTCTTAATGATATTAATGATTATATGGATTCAAAAGTAACACCTACTAAATCTAAAAAAGAAACAAACCCTTTAGTTAGAAGTGTAAATGCCAGTAATGTAGAGGTTCAAGCAGATTTAGCAGATTTTCGTAGTTCTATTTTAGGTTCTTTAGACAATCTTGCCATTGGTAAAGATGGTATGTCTGGTTTTCAAATCAAAAAGTTTTTAGAAAAAAGAGCACCGAAAATAAATAAAACAGAATTATATTGGTCAGGTCTTTTAGAAAACTTAGACGATAATAAAAAATATTCTAAACAACAATTAAAAACTCTTGCAGATAGAAATGTACCTAAAGTAGATATACAAGTCCTTGATGGAGATTATGTACGATATCGTAATGAGCAAAGAGTAAATTTAAACGTTAATAATAATGTTATGCAGCCTTTAGCTGGATACAGAGAAATAGTTATTGTAAATAAAAATACTAAAGGAACTGAATATAGTGCAGGTCATTATGACTATATATTTGAACCTGATGGTAATGTCTTAGCTCATGTAAGAGGTAGCTTTGTAGAAAATAATGAACCAGACTTTCCAATAAAAGAAAAGTTTTTTCTTGTCGAAGAGTTACAAAGTGATGCTGTGCAACAACACACAGTAGCAGATAAAGCAACTACTAAAAAAATTAAAGAAGAAAAAACATCTAAACCAACTTTAGGTGATATAGGTCTTCACTATCAAACAGAAATTGGTTCAACTATTTATTCTAGTTTTGTACAGGGGCTTGATTTTACTAATAAGTTTGTAAAAGATATAGATAGGTATAATTATAATTTTAGATCTATAACAGATGGAGACACTGGAGCACAGGCAATAAACTTAGGTTTAACTAAAATTATAGATAATATAGCAAAGTTAAAAAATGATTTTGTAGATGGTAATCGTACTAAAAATGAAATTGCATCTTTATTAAGTCAAGAATATGGTTTAAAAGAAAATTCTATTAAAAGAAGAAGCATAGAAGAATTAGATGAAGTTGATAATATTTTTGCAAATGTTTTAGGTGATTATGTTTTTGGAAAATCTGCAGCAAGAAAATACAATAAAGAAAATAATAATGAACTTAAAGAAAATTTAATAGAAACTTTTAAAGGTATAAATATTAATGCTGGTTTAGAAAAAGATTTAGTTCCAGCTAAACTATCTGATACAATTAGAATGTCTTTACTTGCTGTAATTAAAGAATCTAAAAGTGAGGGGGTAAATAAAATATATATTCCTACTCCTAAAGTTATATCTAAAGCTCATGATTTAAATTTAGAAGCTGCTAAAAATACCTATAGTGATGGGGTTAGAAAAGTTTTAAGAACACTTAATAATGAAACAAATGGTAAAATAAAATTTAAAAATAAAAATCCAGAAGGTATATCTTATTATGAAAATAAAGACGCAGTAGGAATAGAAATAGATATTACAGATTTTAATCTACCAGATAACCCACAGTTTAGATTTGCCGAAGGGGGCGTAGTAAAAGA